AGGGAGGCTTTTTAGAGCATCCTGAAGATTATAAAGATGAACCTGTGGTTCATCATGACAGGGAGTATTACTAATGGATAAAAAAGTTTTATTTGCTTTAACTGCTAAAGTTTTAAATAAACTAAAAGGTTTAGGTATTACACCTAAACTAGGAGTAACAACTAATGTTGAAAGATTACCAGGATCTAAAAATCTATTTAATACAGACCTAACTCAACTTGGAAAAACTAATCCTGAAAGTTTAAAAAAATTACTTGCAAACGATGCAAACTTTTTACCAAAAGCAACACCTGAAGAACTTGAACAGTTTAGTAATAATTTAGAATATTTAACATCTACTTATCCAGATACTTTTTCAAAAGCACAAGTAGTAACAGAATCTAAAACTGGAATTAAAACTTTAGTAGATGATGTGAATGAACAACTACAAGGTAAGAAATCTATGGAGACGGTTAATCCTAAAACTGGAGAAATCACATCTCCAAAAGAACCAGTTACAACAGCAGATAAAATAAAAAGAAAACCAACAAAAGAAGAATACGATGAGTATAGCGAAATATTAGATGACAGTGAAAATTTTGTAGTTCAAGGAAATGAAACATTTGAAGAATTAGATGCATTGGTTAAAAAACAAAAAGATTATGAAGATTATATGTATGTGCAATACAAAAGAGGTAAACTAGATCCTGTAGCAGGTGAAAATACTAGAGATAGAATGAACTTCTTAAGAAAAAAATCTGAAGAAGCAGGAATGGTAGGTGATAGGAGATTATTTACTTTTAATGAAATGAGAGAGTTAGAAGATTTGGAAAGAAAATTTAGTCCAATGGGTGTTGCAAAAAATGAAATAAGCGAAGCTGAAATGATTAAACAAAAGTATGGAAATGTAATTGATGATAATCTTTTACAACAAATTTTAATTGATGATAATCCACAACGAAAAGCAGAAGTACTCGCATCAATTGATGAAGCTATAAAGATGCAAGAAAAAGGAATGTCTCAACAAGAAATTATTGACATCATGAAAAATACTACAAGAACTAAACAAGCTAAAGGTGGTTTGATTAAAAGTGTATCTTATAAAAGCATGTTTAATAATTTAGATAAAACATTAAATAAAGGTCTTGGTACAATGTTTAGAAAGAAAAGATAATGAGTATTTTAAAAGCTAATGAAATTGTAGAAATATTAAAAGACTACGGTATAAAAATAGATAAGAATAGTAAAAATCTTTCAAGATTTGCTAAAGATTACGGAATTAAAAAAGCAGATAAATTGGAAGTAAGATATAAAGATAAAAGATCTCCTGAATCAAAAGGGAAAAAAACTATTATTACACAAGGTATATATTTAAAACCATCTGAAACACAATTAAAAAAAATTAAAAAACAACAAGAAATTAAAAGATTAAGATCAGGATCAACTGAAGAAGCAATAGAATCTTTTAAAAAAAGAAAAGAAAGAGCAAAAGAATTATTATCCGAAGGATATACTCAAACAGAAACAAATAAAATTTTAACAAAAGAATTTGAACAAAATAAAAGTTTTAAAAGAACTTTAACAGAAGCTGTTAAAGATTTAAGAAAAGAAGGAATAGAAGTAAAGTCAGGTAGAGGTTATGAAGGAACTCAAGTTTTAAAAGTAAGAGATGATTTAAGTAAATTAAATAAATCAGAAGTTAAAGACTTAATTAGATCAGGAGAAACAGATATAGATAAATTAATTACAAAAACTCAAAAAATTTTAAATATCACACCTGAACTAGCTACAAGAAGAGTTGGACAGTTAATGGAATCTTTTGCTGGAGATAATCAATACATTAATGCAAAAAGTGAATTACTTGAAAAAAAATCTAAATCTTTAGTAAAAGGTTTAGGGGAAATTTCAGGAACTAAACAATATGGAGGAGTTGGAGGAGGGCTTAAAAGAATGTTAGCAGAAAAAAAAGTTTCAGCTTCAATTGGTGAATCTCAAAATTTTTTTAAAAATGTAAGAAGAAAAATTCAAGGATTATTTCCAGGATTTGATTTTGAAACAGATGAGATTAAAAATATAATGTCTTCTTCTGGAAATAAAACAGGACCTTACAGTATTTTTTTACAAGGTTTAAGACCTGACATTAATCAAAGTAAACTTTATGATTTAGACAAACAAATGGGTTCATATGAAAAAAGAATACAACAAACAGAAGATATGGTTGAAAAAAAGAAGTTAGCAAAAGAATTTAATACTATAGCAAAAGAATTTACAGCAGACGCAAATAAGAATTTAAAACAAGGACAACTTCCAGTTAGAGCTTTAGAATTTAGTTTTGATGAACCAAGTAAAGTAATTAAAAATAAAAGTGCTTTAGAAAATTACGGAGAGTTGTTTGATGACATTTATAAGAAACATGGATACTCTTTTAAAGTTCCATCAGATGTAAAAACAGCTAATGAAGTTATACCTTTTTTAAAAAGTGAAAAAGGTAATACTAAAGTTTTAAAAGCTTTAGCACAAAAATCTCCAAGAGTTTTTGGTGTACCTGCTGCTGCGTATTTAGGATATCAAGCTTTAAGTCCAAGCACTGCTGAAGCAAAAGTTCCATCACCGATCCAAGACACGCAAACCGCTATGCAAGATCAAGTAGTAGAAGGACAAGCACCAGAACCTAAATTAGCATCGCCTATTAAATATGATTCTTATGCTGGATTTGTTAGTCCAGAAGATCCAAACGAAAAAGTATCTCAATCGGATCTTTTATATTGGATCGCGGATAATGAAATACCAGAAGAAGTTAAAGAAGTTGGAAAGATGGTTGGCGAAGCTGCAGCAGTAATTGGTGGAGCAACAGTTGGACTTGGTTTACCTGATGCGAAGAAGACAATTGAAGAAGCGCGGATCGCGGGTAAGTCTCCTGTTAAGGGAGTATTAGGAAAAGGATTCTATAGACTTGGAAGTCCATTCGCTACAGCTGCATTTACAATACCACAAGCATTAGATGAAAAAGTAACTGCGACTGAAATGGCAACTGATCCGTTAAATTATTTAGGACTTGCTACAATGGAGACTTTAGGAAAAAGAGCAGGTACTGTTGCGGCTCCAGCAGCAGCTGAAGCAACTGGAATTATGGGTGCTTTAAAAAATTATGCTACACTTAAAAATGTAGGAGAAGCAATTCCTGGAAAATTAAGTGCTGCATTAAGATTAGGTTTAAATCCAAGAGTTATAGCAGGTGCTTCTAGATTTTTAGGTATACCAGGACTTATTGCATCTACAGGATATTCATTATATGACTATCTATCTAACAAAGATAAGGAAACTCAATAATGGATCGTAGAACTTTATTAAAAATAATGGGTGGTATAGCTGCATTACCAGCTTTAGGAAAAGCATTAAAAGGTACTGGTGTTAAAGCTATAAAAGCTGCTGGTAAAGTATTACCTAAAGTAAAAGGTATGCCTGAATGGTTTTCACCACTTGTAAATAAAATTATGAAAGAAGGAGTTGATGTATCTCCTAAAGTTTCAAGAGTTGAAGATTTTGAAATTGTTAAAAAATTAGAAATACCTTCTGAAACTGGAAAACCAGAAGTAATCACACTTACACAAAACAAAGCAACTGGAAATATTACTATTGAATCTAGTTCTGGTGGAGTAGCTGATTCACCTTTTGAAATAAGTTATACACCACCTAAAACAGACATTAATGTACAAACAGGAGAACCAGTAAAATATCCAGGTGATTTTTATGTGATAGAGAATAGACCAAAACCAGATTATAACAATCCAGGTAAAGTTGAATTTGATTATGATACTTTTGATATTGATACTGCCTACAGTGATCTTGAAAGATTAGAAAAAATTGGAACTGGAAAAATAAAAGATACAAAAAAAATTGAACAAAGAGCGGCAGGTAGACAAAAAGTAGAAAATGATCCTTATGATGATATTATGGATAGATACCCAGATCCAGATCCATCTAATTATAGAGCAGATGGTGGATTAATTAGTTTTGCAAATGGAGGTAAAGTTAAAAAAAAGTATCTTGAAAATGAAAATAAAGATGAAAATTTATCTCCAGAAGAATTAGAAGAAAAATATCAACAAGAAATAAATGCTTTATTAACAAGACCAGCATCACCTGGTTTTAGTTTTAATACAGAAGAAGGAGGACAAGGTGGTATTAATTTAATGTTTGGACCTAAAATTAAAAAAGATAATTATCCAGGATTTGGACCTAGAATTGAAACAAATATTAACCCAAGAGTGGATATAAGAGATCCTAGAATAGGAATTTCTTATACATCAGATCCTGAAGATCAAACTGCTTCAAGATTTGGTTTTAACATTGGTCCCAAAGGTGCTTATGTAGGATATACAAGAAATTTTGCTAATGGTGGATTGACAAAAACAGTTCCACCTGTTAGTGGTCCTGATCCACAAGGTGTTGAAACATTATTTAAAAGAAGGTATAATTAGTCATGGCAGATATCGATAAGTCATTACCCAATACAAAAACTACTATAGAAATTCCAGGTCAAGTTGATGTAGAACAAGCAATTAACGACGAACTACAACAAACACAAGATCCATCAGTTGAAATTATGCCAACTGAAGATGGTGGCGCAGAAATTTCATTTGATCCAAATATCGCAGCCCCTATGGGTGGAGAAGATCATTATGCAAACCTTGCAGAATTTTTAGATGAAGATGTACTTGTATACATTGGATCTGATCTTCAGGAAAAATACACAGATTATAAAACATCAAGACAAGATTGGGAACAAGCATACACTAGAGGTTTAGATCTACTTGGATTTAAATATGAAGTTAGAACAGAACCATTTAGAGGAGCTTCAGGAGTAACTCATCCAGTGTTAGCAGAAGCAGTAACACAATTTCAAGCACAAGCTTACAAAGAATTATTACCAGCAGATGGTCCGGTGCGAACTCAAATTCTTGGTAAGACTGATCGTAACAAAGAAGATCAAGCAATGAGAGTTAAAGAATTCATGAACTATCAAATCATGAATGTCATGAAAGAGTACGAACCTGAATTTGATCAGATGTTATTTTATTTACCGTTATCAGGATCTACATTTAAAAAAGTTTATTATGATTCAATGCTTGGTAGAGCAGTATCTAAATTTATTCCATCAGAAGATTTAATTGTTCCTTATTCAGCAACATCACTTGAAGATGCTGATGCAGTTATTCATGTATTAAAAATTTCAGCAAACGATTTAAGAAAACAACAAGTTAATGGTTTTTATAAAGATATAGAACTTGGAGAACCAACTTTAAAAGAAGACGAGATTAAGAAAAAAGAACAACAACTAGAAGGTATCAGAGTTGAAAAACAAGACGACATTTATACTCTATTAGAGTGTCATGTTAATTTAGATCTGGAAGGATTTGAAGATAAAGATCCACAGACTGGTGAGCCCACAGGTATTAAACTTCCATATGTTGTAACAATTGAAGAAGGATCAAGAGAAGTTTTATCTATTAGACGTAATTATAAATCAGATGATCTATTAAAAATTAGAACTAATTATTTTGTACACTTTAAATTTTTACCAGGTTTAGGATTCTATGGATTTGGTTTAATTCACATGATTGGCGGATTATCAAGAACTGCAACATCAGCTTTAAGACAGTTATTAGATGCAGGAACTTTAGCTAATTTACCAGCTGGATTTAAAATGCGTGGTATTAGAGTTAGAGATGATGCACAACCAATTCAACCAGGTGAATTTAGAGATGTCGACGCTCCGGGAGGAAATCTTCGTGATGCGTTTATGCCTCTTCCATTTAAAGGACCAGATCAAA